TGCTGGTGCCCGCAGCCCACGTAGCGTGCCGCAGAATGATAACGACAACACGCGTCTGGTCGATATCAGCCGCATGATTGCCAATGGCTTGGCGAAAGCGGAGGCGCGCACTGACGTTATTACCGAGCAAGTTGCGGACTTCGATGAGAATATTAGCAATAGTGAACAAGCCACTGAAAATAAACGCGCAATCATTGCAACGCCGTTCGTCTGGAAGGACCCTGCGACGCTCCCACGGCGCGAGTTTGCGTTCGGTAAGCACTTCATTCGCAAGTATGTTTCGGTGACAGTCGCGCCGGGTGGTCTTGGCAAAACTGCGAACAGCATCGTCGAGGCGCTGGCCATGGCTTCGGGTAAAGCGCTCAATGGCACGAAGCCTCCGAAGCGCCTGAAGGTCTGGTTGTTTAATGCCGAAGATCCGCGCGACGAGCTCGAGCGCCGTATCATGGCCGCTTGTATTCATTTCAATCTTAAGCCAGCGGATATCGATGGGCATCTCTTTCTAGACACAGGCCGCGAGCAAGAATTGGTCATTGCGATCGATGACAAGAAAGGCGTGCGGATTCAGGAGCCAGTTGTTGAAGCTGTCGTTGAAACGATCTCTGAACTTGGCATTGACGTGATGATTGTTGACCCGTTCGTGTCGACGCACCAGGTCAATGAAAACGACAACGGCGCAATCGACAAGGTGGCCAAGCTTTGGGCGCAGGTCGCTGACCGGACGAATTGCTCTATCGATATCGTGCATCATTTGCGTAAGGTGAGCGATCGTGAAGCGACGGTTGAAGATGCTCGCGGCGCGGTCTCTCTTATCGGTGCGGCACGTTCGGTGCGGGTGCTTAACCGCATGTCGGAAGCGCAAGCCAGTGAGGCTGGCCTTACACACGAAGCGCGCTTCTCATATTTCAGCGTGGTCTATGGCAAATCTAATTTGTCAGCACTTTCGCACAAGGCTGACTGGCGGAAGCTGGAAAGTGTCGCTCTGGGGAACGGGCAGGGCCTGACCAAGCCTCAAGACCATGCGCCAGTCGTGACGTCATGGGCATGGCCGACGAGCGAGGAAGTTGCTGAAACACTGACCGAAGACGAACGCGACGCAATACGAGGGGTTGTGAACGGCGGTATGTACAAGCCGGCACCGCAGGCCAAGGATTGGGTAGGGCGTGCCGTGGCGTATGCACTGCAGCTGGACGTCGACGAAGAGACAGACAAGAAGCGTGTCGGCATGATCACCAAGGCGCTGTTCGCGGAGGGCTTCCTCATGAAGGTGGAAGACCGCGACCCTGTTCAGCGCAGGGCGACGACGTTTGTTCGAGCGATGTAAGAAGGCAAGCGGGGCTTAGGCTCCGCTTTTTGCGTTTACTCAACATTAACTATGTAATTTTCTGATTATTGGAGAGTCTATGAGTATGAATGGTTTAAGCTGGGCGTCTATTCGACAGATGGTTGCACCAGCCGTTAAGGCGAAAACTAACGGGAAATGCTATTACTGTGGCGTCAATCTTGATGGCGTATTTGACGTTGAGCACTTGGTTCCACAAGCCAGAGGCGGCACCCATGCGCTTAAGAACCTTGTTCCATCATGCAAACCGTGTAACAGCGAAAAAGGGGCAAAATCTCTCGAAGATTGGCGCGATTACAAGCATATGCTGATTGCATGTCGAGACTTCCGCTTACCATCTTTCAATGCTCGCCAAGTGTCATGGCTACGCTCCCAAGGGTTCGAACCATATGAGTCGGTTCCTAAACCAACATTCTGGTTCGAAATGGAGCGGGCTGCTCACAACGATAACGGTCCATTGTCAGAAATTGCAGCTTAAAATGCAACCTGCTGTCACAATACAAATACAACTAAAAGTTTGCGTAAGTCTTGTTGCGTAAGTCTCAAAAAACCTAAAAAGACTTGCGCAAAAGCACGCTGCTTTTAGTGCGTAAGAGTTCTTATATAGAAACTTACGCACAAAGCGCGCAGCGCGTAGTTCTATGCGTTTGAGAACTACGCACTTTTTAGAAAATTTCCTGATTAAAAAATACAACCTGATTTGAGGTTGGTTGAAATTATGCCGGTTGACGCTTGACCGACCTGTCACTCCCACCATGATGTGAATTGTTCCGCTACCAACGGGACAACGCCAACGGAAGCCCACCAAGCTGACGCACCATGAACATGAGGAGAGACCATGACACGAAGACGTGCGCTGAAAGGCGCGTCTATTTCCAAACCTGCGGCAAAACCAAAAGCCACGACGCAAACCGTCCGCATTAATGGCGTCCGGACAATCATCACGACACGCAATGGCAAGGTAACCACAAAAGCAGCATTGCCTCTAGAATGGGAATTGCAAGCTGCACAAGTTCGCAGCCTGCGCAGATTGCCAGAATACGTGCACACAGCGCGAGACGTGAGGCCAGGAACATTCACACTGGCCGGAGATCAGAACGCAGCCAAGCGAGGCCCCAAGGCAAGAGCCGAAGCATTAGCTGCAGGACTGACGCCGGGAGAAGCAGACGTCCGGATCTATCTCTACGGTGGTGTGCTGCGGCAGATTGAAAACAAGGTCGGCAAGGCAAAGCTCGAACCAAGCCAGATCACCCGCCATCCGTTGCTTGATGCTCTCGGTTTTCCAGTCGTGGTCGTCAGGGCTGTCACCGAAGAAGATGCAGCTGAGCAGGCAGTGAAGCTGGTTAAAGGCTGGCTGAGTGAAAACGCGACATACCAAGCCGCGTAAGTGACGAACCAAACACGAGGAGAATTTTATGATCGTAGCAAATGATAATTTACCAGAAAGCGTAACCATCATCGGGTCGATGGATGTGGTGAAATCGTCAGAAATTGAGGAATATTTCTCTAAAAAATATGGTGAGCCGCGTGGAGGTTATTTCATCAAGGTAAAAGGGGCAGACGGAAAAAGATACGCCGTCGCAGCCAAGTGTCAGTTTACGGAAGAGGTCACCGACGATGGTGAAAAATTCATAGACCGTGATGGGTGGGCTGTGGAGTGGCATGATTCAGAACGTTCAGCGGCCAAAACCCTGAAAGAAGGGTGGAAGTACGCAGACAAAGAAACTGAATGCTGCGACGAAGAGACGGAATACGAGAGCTTTGATGAGGATGCAGCATGAGCAAGTCCAGCCGTCATGGATCTATCGCAGAACAGCTTAAAGCTCTAATGGCTTATCGCAATCGTCCTGAAGAAGAATATGAGCCGATGCAGACGAACTGGTCAGTCACTCCATCTGCGAATGACAACGATCCTGAAGAAGTTGCTGACATGGGATTCGAGCGTAAACGCCTTGTCACCCCCTCGGTGCAGGCCATCATGGAAAGTGTTGCGTCTGGCGAATTAGAAACAAACGACCGAGGTCAGACAGTAAGGATAGGTCGCCTGCGTTTCAGTGACGGCCACCAAACCGAGGTTGGTTACGTTCTGGGCATCGATGGTGACGTAATTCAGGCAGATATTCGGATGCCGACGGGTTCAATGCTTGGCTGTCGTGACAAAACGGACGTTCAGTCAGGTGGTGGCGATGATCCACGGCAGATCGTTGACAGCAATCACTATTTTGCCGCCACGCTCGATACTCAGCCACCCCGTTACATTCCAAACGGCAAGCGCCGCAATGGTCAGAGTTTCACCGCCGAGCAATCAGCAAAGGCTTTGGCTGAGGCCTACGCTAACACAGATATGTCCAAGGTTACCTACACTCGGTATCCGAAAGGACTGCCGTGCGGGTCGCCAAAGATCGCTGATAGCTTCCTTGGTATGCGCAAGACAACTTGTGCTGGTGGTGGCGGTGAAAAGTGGGAGGACACACTCACTGCAATGATTGAGCGCGATGTGTGGTTTGATGCTCTTCAAGAGTTGAAGGACAGGGATCGAGAGGTATTGGAAGCAGCGCTTGAAGCCAAGACCTATACTGATGTTGGCCGTTCAGCTGGCATGTCCGAGGAATACTCTCGTCGAAAAGGGGGTAGGCGAGCTTTGCTGTCTGCAAACGATAATTTGGCAGCCGCAATCAAAAAATACGCAGCCTAGGTCCATATTTCGTGATCTCACGGAGAGTATAGTGAAGGGGTTCAACCGCTATGCGGTTGCCCCACACTGTTCCGTGCGCAATGGCGACGGACCCGAAGACATGCTGCAGTAAGGTGCAGTCTCTGAGCTTCGGGTAACTACCCGACGACGGTATTCAGTCGTCAATCTGAAAAGCAAGCGCAGTCCCCTGCAGTCATTGGCGCGCAGACATAGGCAGTGCACGCCTGCATTGCGCTTGCCAATCTATTCAAATCCCCGGCGCCGTTTCTCCTCCGGCAGACGGGATACGGCGGGTTGAGCTCATTCCTGTGGGTTCCCCGCCGATCATTTTCATCTGGGTGTAGCTCAGTTGGTAGAGCGCTCGGCTTGGGTCCGAGAGGTCGCAGGTTCAAATCCTGCCACCTTGACCAGTTTCATTAAGGACAATCAATGCGGAGTGGAGAAGTGGTCATCTCGCTTGGCTCATAACCAAGAGATCGTCGGTTCGAATCCGACCTGCCGCAACCAAACAAGACCAGCAACGCCTTCTGCCGCCACGATATATTGTGGGTTAAGTGCAGGCGCACCCAAGCTGGTTACTATCGTGAGGAGTAATTCCATGTTTGATCGTCTATTCCGAATTGCCACGGACGTTGTGACGACTCCCGTCGCCGTTGTGGCCGACGTCGTTACGTTGGGTGGGTTGATCAATGATCGTGACGAGCCATATACGCTTACGAAGGCTCGCCGCATTGGCAGCGACACAGCTAAGATCGTAGACAAGCTGGCGTCGTGACACAGCGCACATGGGTTCACCTCTATAAGACTGCCAGATGGCAGCGAATGCGTGAGCGACAACTGACTGACCAACCGCTCTGCATGTTCTGCCTGCATGTTGGTGACGTAGAACCGGCGACGGTTTGCGATCATGTCATCGCTCATAAGGGCGACGAGTTCCTCTTCTGGGATGCAGGCAACCTCCAGTCGCTTTGCAAGACGTGCCACGACCGAACCAAGCAGCGCTTGGAGCGAGGTCAGGACATCGTGACCTTTGGGGCCGACGGATGGCCGGTAGATTAACCATGCAATTCTCGACCTCTTGCATGGTTAGGCGGGTGAGCTCCGGCTCCCCGCCAATTCACATGAGGTCGTCAAGGAGTCGAGACCTTGAGCATTATGAATTCCTTAGATTGGCAACAGCCAGCAAACGACAATAACAGTGCTTGTATGCAGTGCGGCATCGAGATCAATGGCCCAAAGACGAAGCTATATTGCGGTAAGGCGTGCTCATCAAAGGCAAAGCGTATCCGTGATAAAGCCTTAGGGAAGGCGCACAATGATGGAGCGCCTGATCACATATGCGAGGAGTGTGGATCAGTCTTTCAACGCAGAAAAGACAGCCATAATGTTGCAAGGTTCTGTTCTAGATCATGTGGATTTGCTGCTCAGTCGAACTTAAATGCCAAGCAGCGACACGCCGAAACAATTAAATCGTTCAAAGTTTCCTATACTGTAAAGCGCAGTATTTGCCTTGAATGCGGATTGAGATTTCAAGCCGACATTCTATCTCAATCGATATGTTCAGATGCGTGCCGTGATGCGCGTACTAAGTTTCAGTCACAGCAAGCGCAGGCATCGAAGTCCGACATTGATCGCTCTGAAAGAGTTTGCCCAGAGTGCTCGATAATATTCGCACCAGTGTACGGAAGGGCCCATTCGCGGTTTTGCACAGATGCATGCTCGCAGAAGAACTTACGGAGAAAAGGTAGCGCTAAGCGCAGAGCACGCATGAAGGGTGTGGCAAATGATAACTTCGATCCTATTGAGATCCTGTCTCGAGATGGATGGAAGTGTCAGATGTGCGGTGTAAAAACACCTAAGCGCTTACGCGGAACAACCGATCCTCGTGCGCCAGAGCTGGATCACATCATACCGATTTCTCTTGGCGGTGACCATACCCGCATTAACACTCAGTGTTCGTGCAGACAATGCAACGGAAACAAAGGTGCATCACTTCTCGGTCAACTTCGATTGTTTGGCTAGGGGGTATATTGCAACTCGTCAGCTTTCGATTCCAACGGAACGGCGAGGGTCCATCGCGCACGCATCCACAATTCAAAATATGACCCCTCTAAAGGATTTATGCCATGGCGAGGCCAAGAACGCCTCGCGCCAAGGCGGCAGTAGAGGCAAGTGATAAAAAAAACCCGCAGCGCTTCAAAAACCGCACCGACGCCAAGGCCGATGGCCCGCTCGGCAATCCTCCCGCATGGTTGAAGGATACGCCGGAGCTAAAAGCCAAGGCTGCATGGAAGCTGTTTGAAAAAGAGCTGCCGTGGCTGAACCAGTCGCACCGCACGTTGGTCGGTATGGCGGCAAATATTCAGGGCCGCATCATGGCTGGGCAAGAAGTTGGCGTGCAGGCGATGAACTTGCTGCGTCAGATGCTTGGCCAGATGGGTGCAACGCCTGCGGACGCATCGAAAGTTGCGACTGGCGACGACGGCGATGAGAAGGATGATCTGCTTGACTGATATGCCTGCGCTGGAGCGTGTGAGCGCTTACGCGCAAGCTGTCATTGACGGCACTGAGATTGCAGGCCCGCACGTTCGGAACGCTTGCCAGCGTCATTTCGACGATTTGGCTACCGGTCATGAGCGCGGGCTCTGGTTTGACGATGAGGAAGCGGATCGTGTGTTTCGCTTCTTCGAAGAGCGATTGAAGCTCTCAGAAGGCCAGTTCGAAGGTAAGCCATTTAAACTGCATGCCTCACAGGCCTTCAAGCTCGGTTCGTTGTTCGGTTGGAAGCGTGAAGACGGTTCCCGCCGTTTTCGTCGTGCTTACATCGAAGAAGGCAAGGGCAACGGTAAATCTCCATTCGCTGGCGGTGTCGGCCTTTTTGGATTGATCGCCGACAAGGAAGCGGGCGCGCAGATTTATGCGGCTGCTGCTAAGAAAGAACAGGCAGGGATTCTCTTTCAGGATGCTGTGAAAATGGCGCGGGCTGCACCTGCTTTGATGCAGCGCGTGAAGTTCAGCGGTGGTATTGGTCGCGAGTTCAATATTGCGCACCACAAATCACAATCTTTCTTCCGTCCGATCTCAAAGGATTCGGGAAAGTCGGGTTCTGGTCCACGACCGCATTTCGCGCTTTGCGACGAGGTGCACGAGCATCCAGATCGATCGACGATGGAAATGCTCGAGCGCGGCTTCAAGTTTCGTCGCCAGCCGCTGCTACTGATGATTACGAACTCTGGCAGCGACAAGAACAGCATCTGCTGGGAAGAACACGAGCACGCAGTTCGGGTTGCGGCTGGGACGCAGACGCCAGACGAGGTGTTTAATTACGTCGGTGAGGTCATCGATGACACGACCTTTGCATGGGTTTGTGCGCTCGATAAGGGTGATGACCCTCTGAACGATCCGACTTGCTGGAAGAAAGCTAATCCACTTCTCGGTGTGATTCTGACGCACGAATATCTTGCAGGCGTTGTTGCTCAGGCCAAGCAGATGCCGGGCAAGCTGAACGGCATTCTGCGTCTGCACTTTTGCTGCTGGACCGATGCCGATAAGGCATGGATGCCGCGTGAGACTGTCGAAAGCGTCATGGACGACTTCGACCCTGAAGAGGAACACGCAGACAAGCCTGTCTTTATGGGCGTCGACCTTTCCGGCAGTAAGGATATGACTGTTCTTGCCTGTGTGATTCCTACGGGTTTCATGGAAATGGAACGTGATGACGGAGCTACCGTCAGTCTGCCGACCTTTGATGCGTGGGTTGAGGCTTGGACGCCACAGGAAACTCTGCAAGCCAGAGCGCAGGCCGACAAAGCGCCGTATGAGCTATGGGTGCAGCAAGGCTGGCTCAATGCCACGCCGGGCAAACGTGTCCGATATGACTTTGTTGCGGCACGACTTCAGAAGCTTGATCAGAAGTTTGAAATCAAAGCCATTGCTTACGACCGCTACGCTTACGACAAGTTTCGCGAAGAGGTAGGCGCGCTCGGCATTGAAGTTGATCATGTTGCACATCCGCAGGGTGGTAAGGTCAGGGCTAAGCCCGAACCATCGAAAGTTGAAGCCGCAAAAGCCGCTGGCCTGCCACCCCCGCAAGGCTTGTGGATGCCGGGCTCGGTACTGGCGCTAGAAGACATGATCATCGACGGGCGCATTCGTTTAAGGCGAAACCCGGTGTTGATGACTGCCC